GGCATACGAGATAGCGTAGCGTCTCGTGGGATCGGAGATGTGTATAAGAGACAGGATATAATCTTGTAATGAAGATACTTCTAATGAACTTAATTGTTCTGGTGGGTTATTTTTAGCCACTTTAATTAAAACTCTATTTGATAATGTTGATGTTACTGAACATCTTGTAACTATTTGTAATGTTGGATCAATTACTGGATATGTTGGAACTAAATTAACTAAATTAATAATTTGTGGATTTGTTGTAGAGTATTGAAATTTATAAACACTTGATGTAATCCAAGGTGCAGTTGTTGGTATTGCTTGACTTATTTGTGTCTCTATATCTGCTTTAAAAACATCCATTAATTGTTCTAAAACTAATATAGCAGCTGCTTGAACATATGTGAATAATCTCCATATTGCTCTATTACTATTTGAATTAGCAGCAGCTAACTCTGGTTGTGCCTGAAAGTCAGTTATTATTGCATTTTGGATCTCTGATAAAGTTCTAGCCATTGTTTCTATGTTTATTTTTTCTTGAATACTTCTTTTTGTTTTTGAAGATTTTTGTTTTACTAGCTTCCCACCTTTCTTGTAATGTGGTTATTATTTTAATTAATTTCATATTTGTGGTGTCCAATTTGTAGGTGGAAGACTATAACTAGCTGCAATAACTGCAGTATCATCAATCCAATGTGTCATAAATGTTATTTTATAATGATATACATTATTATGGTCATAGTCTTGATACTCATCTATCTTTGTGAAATAACCTGTTTTACTTGCTTTCCATAATGATAAACTTCTTACAATACTATCTCTTAAATTATATATAGTTAAATCCTCATCTATATTATCACTATTATAAAATTCTTGAATAATGTGTATATTTATCTTTAAATCTACTCCTTGATAACCTTCACCTAATTGACCAAAATTATCTGTTACAAGTTCTACAAATGCTCCTGGTAGAGGTAATGAATAGTTCTGTCCATTCTCAATATATTCTAATTGGTTATTCCAAACAGTGATTAGTTGAAAATCTGTATTTAATCTCAATCTTGTTAATAATTCTAATACTAAATCACCCATAAATTTTCTATTTTTTTAGTTATAAAGTCTAATACTTTTTTATTTGTTGCTCTTGAAACTCCTATAAATTGTCTTTTAGGTAATTTATCAGTTCCATAATTATGATAAGATGCATATGGATTATCAACAACTAATACATATGTTGAATTATTTACTTTATAACCATTTTTAGCAGCATTATTTACTGCTCTTCTTAATCTACCTGTTAATCCTTGTAGAATTGGTCTTGTTTTTGCACTTTTATCTTTATAAAAATTAGCACCACTTATTCTTCTATTAACTTCTTTCCATTTAGTGCCATCAAATCCTTCTTCTTTAAAACTATCATCAAATCCATCAGCAACTATATTAGCAACATCTTTTATTATATCAAGTTGTTGCATCTTTCTTTTAACTTCATTAAAATTAAATTGTGTTGCCATTATTCAGTATCTTCTATTGGATTTTCTGGTTTGATTTCTGGAATCTCATTAATAGTTTTATTTAAAATCAAACCTGTCTCTTGTTCAAAATAATCAGCATCAATTTGTAATCCTGCTTGTTTTATTTTAATTGATAAATCAGCTAATCTATTATTATTTTCAAAGATTTCACCATTATTCTTATATTCAAATTTAACATCTTTAGGTATCTTAAATCCTAATGCTATTAATCTTGGAAATAAGATATTATTTATTATATTTGTTATGTAGATACCATCTTTAGTTTTTTTGTCTTCTAATGCTTGATTTACAGGTGATTCTTCACCTTGACTTGAACCTAATTTACCAGGTACACTATCTAATGCATCAGCGTGTCCTAAAATTATTTTAGATATATTTTGTTGTAATCTTTTTTCAAAATTACTGAATGCTTGATATGAATTACCAATTGATTTACTTTCAATAAGTTCTATGGTATCATCAATAGCATCTAATAAAATCCAACCATTGGACCCCATTTGACTTAGAGCCTCTTCAAATTGACCTTTTTCACTTTCTTCAATTTTATTTGTTCTACCAATTCTTATTGGTTGACCAAACATTTCTAAAAAGTTTGCATTTTGTCCTGTTATATGTCTTAAAAATATTTGATAAACTCCAACTTCGTATAATAAACCATAACCACAAGGTGATGTACCTATTTCATTTTCAGTTGATATATATGGATACCAATTAGTATATTTATCTTCTGTGAAATTTGTACCAACTGGATTGTAAGTTACATTACTGATAACAAATCTATCAGGTGAAACATTCCATCTTTTAACTACTTTTAATTCAGGAAATTCATTATTCTTTATATCACCTAATTCAACTAAAGTATATCCATAAAAAATAGCATCTAATGAATGTTTAATAAATCTATTAAACCATTCTTTATTTAATATTTCTTTAACTAATTCATTCTCTACACCATTTTTATCAACAATTTGCCAATCTCTTAATAATGTTAAATCTGTTCTTCTTTCTTTACAAGCTTTAACGTGACCATCCTGTACTGTATCAATAAACATTTGTTGTATTTTTACTCTAAATGGGAAATATGCTCTCTCAGCTTCTTCTTGTGCATCTTTCCAAGTTAATGTATCTTGCATTATTCTCTGTAATCTAATTGGGATAATTTGATTTGAAAGGTTATTTGCTTTTTCAGGAGTATTTCCTTTACCAGGAATTGGTGGTGTGCCTTGCCATAAAGTACTTAATTTAAAATCTGCCATTAGAAGTTATTATTATTTTTTGGAACAGAACCCCATCTTATCATTTTACCTACAGTATCTTTTTCAAGAATACCTGGAGTTACATCACCATATGCACAAGCCTTTAACCAAGCAATAGATGCATCATATCTTTTAACTCTTAAATCTGGAATGTTTCTTGGAGCTATTCTACTATGGATGTGATATAGTGTTATATCTGTGATGGTTTGAACCATTTGTGTATCTCTATTTGAAGCAGTTAGACCAATTTCTTCATCAAATTTATATTTTTGAATAAGATAACTTCTTGCTTCTGCAATACCAATCTCAACTGCAGCATCTAATATAGTTGTATCATTATTTATGATTTGATTAAGATTATTATCTTGAATCAATGTTGTTAAATCTGTTGGTACTAAATACCTCATTATTATTTATTATTTTTTAATATGTATGTCTACCTGTTGTAGTTTTACCCATTCTTATATTACTTTGTTTATTTCCTGTTTGATATAATTGGTAATCATTTGGAAATGAATTAACTAATAAATACCTTGTGCTATCAACGTGGTGACCATATTCTTCATATGTAACCTTTGTTAATGGGTTAGTCTTTTTAGTCTTTTTAATTGTTCCATCACTATCCTCTAAACAATGCATATAATCATTTATAGACTTCTTACATTTTCTATCCACAGTAAATGTTATTTCATTAAAATTATTGCCTAAAATAGCATTAAAAAAGCCAACAGAGACAACTACAGAAGGATTACTCGTTCCTATTCTTAACCTTGGTCTATAATCTACCAAATGTTGTTGAATAATTGTGAAAAAGTTTTGACCCTTTTCTAATTTAACATCTTGTTTGATACTTGTTCTATCACCAGTTATGAATAAACCATTAACCTCATTCAATGGATACCTTCTTTTAAACTCATTACAAGTATCAACCACGGTGTTTTTAGGATCTTCTAAACAAATCTCATCAATCTGTCTTATATCTTTACCTTCTATTTGAAATATACCTAATGTTAAGTATGGATTAACATTCTCATCAAATGTTAAATGTAATGGTAGTTGTTTATTCCATTCCAAATCTTTAATATGTATATTAGCATCAAATTTCTTTAATAATTCACCTCCTGTTTTTAATGTGCCCCAATTACCCATTGCATATATTTGATAATAAGCAAAATCATTTATCTTATCCTTTTCAAACTCTTCAATAACGTGAATATCTCTATAATTGGGACCAACTATCCATCTATTATCTTTATAATTTGTATGTAATATAACTACATTACCTTTATCATTTATATTAACACTATTTATTTTACTATCTATTTCAATTAATTCCTCTGAATCAAATACTTTTGTTTTTAACCAGTGGTTTTCAGAAACAGGATTAAATAAACCAATAATTTGTTGTCCTTCACTACCTCTTAACCTTTTTCTTAACTGTTTATATATTTCATATTCAACTTGTGTAATTTCATCTATAATGATTTTTTTTACACCGGTTAAACCTTTAATTTTTTCATCACTATCTAAACCTTTGAAAATCACATAATTACCAGTCAATTGACATAAAATATAATTCTGTTGTATTAAAAAGTATTCTTCTAAACCCCAATCTTTTATTATATTTTTAAAATCAGTATAAATAGAACTTTTAACATCTGATAAAAACTTTCTGAAAACCATAGTATTATAATTTTCTTCACTTAACATATTTACTATGGTTGCTTGAACTACTGAATATGTTTTTGAACTCGAACTTCCTCCATATAACCAAATATGTCTTATATCTTTATTCTTTAAATATTTCTGGATCTCAAAATATATTGGATTAAATAATCTGCTATCAAACTCTATTTCCATTTTTATTCATCACTTTCATCTTCTTCATCACCTTTATATTTAATTGTGATTGTATTTACTTTCTCACCACCAGTTGTTACGTCCATTTTTTGTGTATAAAAACCACCTAATTTTGCTAATGTGTCAACTGCTTTTACTAAATTTGCTCTATCTGGATGTGATATAAATCTACCATTTTTATCTCTTTCAGTTTTTTCAACTTTTACATCATCAACTACTTTCTTTAATGCTTCAACTAAATAATCTAATTCGATTGCTGATCTTCTTCGTATATCTAATTCTTTCTCTTTAATTAATTCTTTAACTTCTGGTCTTTTTAATAATCTGGATGCTTCTGCTCTTGCAGTAGAATCAGATACATCTGAACGTATCATTAAATATGCTTTAGTTGCATTAAATCCATATAGAAAGTATAAATCTATAAATTGTATTTCTGTTGCTGTTACTTTATGCTGTCTCTTATACTCATCTGACGCTGCCG